CACTCTCGTAGGGAGTCCTATTAGACGAATATAGACAGCATGTCTGCCGTCCACTTTGCCCTCGTCACGAAGGAAATGTGTGGAGCGCCCAAAGTGCACATGTCTGTGCTTTAGGGACTTCTGCATGGATGTCACAGCTTTGCCGACTGCTTATCCACTACCGCTCTATGCCCACGCCCTCCCGCTAGTCGTATATAACCGCGAAGATGGGACCAAGGCTCCTTACCCAAAATCATTGGGGAGCAGCTGCATCGGGGTGACTTACCCCTGTTTACGCGCAATGCGCAGTGACTACCTTAATTAATCAGAAATTAATTGCATTTAACGTAAGCCGTTTGTGCCGCCGGGGCGTACGCCCTTCTGGCTTGGCTTGGACCAATTGTTTACGGCCTTGCCGCGATTGGCCTGTTGTTTATTCCGAACTGCCTGCTGCAAACGATTCGCAGCCTGCTGCTCGGCGACCGGCTTCATGACCTGAGCTAGGCTCTGAAGGCCGGACCCCAAGATTGGCCGCCCCATGCTGTTGGCCAGCAAGGAGGCAGTCCGCACGATGGGATAAACTGCTGGAATCGACTTCTGAGCTGCGTCGGATATCCAGCGGAACCACTTGCCCATGTCATTGTAACCTTGTGGGCATCCCGGCGGGAGCACGTTAGCAACCATATTATACAAGACCAAAGCGTTAGGGTCAAAGGTTGCCGACGGCTGTGCCAGCGCAAGGAACGCCGGCTTGTTCGCCGATGGAAGACGCTCGATTGCAACCCGCCAGGTGACAAACAAAGTTGTCTGTTCTGACAGGCCGGTGAAGTACGCGCCTGTGGTATTCATTTGTGAGAAATGCATGGGCCCTCCGTAAAGTGCTCCGTCACCGGGGTTGCCAGTGATTGTCATGTTGGCATACGCCAATGACCTGTCGGAGATGAAGGATCCGTACGTCTCATCTGCATAACCGCCATCGTTAGGTGCGGCTGAGTTGTTCTGGCCAATGATCCACGGACGACGGGTCATTGACTGGAACTTGTTCTCGGACTGGAATTTGGCTGTGTTGTATGTGCCATCCTGCGCAGCCCAAGAGTGCGAGCCGGGCATGATCTTGGCCTCGGCAAGCGTATTTGGTGGACAACGAAAGTAGGTTGTAGGCTGAGAGAAGGGTGCAGCCAAGTGCGCCGGGGAAGGCAGACCTGCCATTGTCTGTGGCATGGATGCTCCCATCTCAAAGCTGTTACCGTACTCGTAAACAGTCACCGCGCCCTGCTTATAAATTTGTGCGGTGGTGTTGACCACCTCGAACCCTGAGTACAGCAGGCGATACACGCCAAGGTCTGTGGTCTCAAAGTCGAGATAATCGTCCAAATTAATCTGCTGCAGCTGGTATCCACTGCCTGCAACAGAAGGGCAATGGCCCGGGGTGTACGTCATGTTCGCGCCTCCAACTGACGAGGAGGGGACGCTATTAATGAGAAGTCCGTCCATACGCGCGACCGGGGCGGCGCCTTGCGCCATAGAGACGAGGCCAGCGACACCATTGGTGGTCGGTCGTGCGGAGTCGCCGAAGGGCGTTGCCCTGGCGGCCTCCACGGATGAAGTATCACATGGGGAAAAGTCGATGGGGGAGGTCACGATGTGACAATCCCAAGTTTCACCGACACCCAAGCCCACAGGCTTAGACACTGTCACCGCTTGTCGGATCTTAACAACAACCGTTGGCTCAGTTGCAACGTCCGGATATCCCCGGAGGTGCTCGAGCTGAAGATCGTGGAAAGGATCGAGGGCGGACTTGACCCAGTCGCACGCTTCCGGTGTAATGAGTCTCTGCTTACACAGTTCCTCCATCGGGTCTTTAGAGCGCACGATATCGCGCAACTTCTGCGCTTCGGCCATCGCCATGATTGCTTGCAGCCTATGTAAGGCTGTATGTATGAGTGTGCTGTACGCACGAGCTGTGGGTGTGCAGTACGCACCAGAAGCAGTAAATGCTTCATGAGCCGGCAAGCTCTTGTGGCTAAATAACGGGTGCCCGGAATCTGACCTGCATTCTGCAGGCCATCACCGGGTTGGCGTCGAGGGCATTCGACGCTGCCACCACCCTGAATGGCCGCCTACCACATACCCAACGCCGCCTTGGCGGCTTCCGACCGGACTGCGTCTGCTGGCGCGGTCTGGATGGGGGGGTCTGCGGTGGCGGTGGAAGATTCGAAGTCCTCCATCCTTGGATCCATCCCGCGTGTTGTGCAGTCGATTGCTGCTACACGTGTCGTCCCGGGAGGAGCCGGTGCTTCTGCCAATCCTAACGGATCTTCTGCGGTTTCGCTCATCAGCTTTGCTGGCACCATCATTGCCTGGATGTCCCTCCAAGTGGAGAGCACCCTCAGCTTTTCATCAAACTCATACAATTCCCCGGAGGTCATGCCGTAGTCTTGCGCGACGCATTCGTACGCTAGGTCTGATGCCCCCTTGTCGAAGGGGAATGGTCCGTTCACCAGCTTCCAATATATCTCTTTGTCCGCCTCTTCGAGAGATGCCAGTTCTTCATCTGACAGCTTGGTGACCTCGGTGAGCGGATGTTGATACATCTGGCTAACGGCTTGCAGAAACGCGCCAACGATCGGAGTGTTCCGGTCATTCTGCCAATAGCCCTTGAGCTTGAGAATGTACCGGTCGCGATCGCGATTTGTGGCGACAGAAAGTTTGTCCAAGGCTTTCTCGACTTTGCAGAACGAAGAAAGGGACCCGGGCAGGTAAGGGTAGATACGGCTAAGATACTCAACCGGCTCACCCTCAGCTGCGTCCGAGGTCTCGAGTTTGCGAATAAATCCGTCCTGACGATCGACGTATTTCATTGCGCACTCGTAAATCCTATCATTGACAAACGGCGTGGAGGAATCGACCCCATCATCACCAAACTTGGGACCAATCCAAGAGTACACGGTCTGCAACACGGGGATCTTGGGCTGATTGCCCCCCGCGATCTTGTGCAGTTCCCAGTCTCTGTCTATGATCCGCAAGTGCTTGAGAAACTTGGCGTGTGATACGTTCGGGTAGGGCTTGGTGCGCCCTGTCTCGTCCTGAATGTACTCGCCTGGCTTGAGTTCCTCAGCGTCCTCCATTGAGCGAAAGATAAGTGCTACAATGACCGTCTGCAACTCGCGAGCTGCAAAGACGATGGTGTTGAGAAGCGTAGTGATGCCGGTGCCACTAGCGTTCTTCCAACCTGAGGACATGGTGGAGCTGCCAACTTTCAAACGCATATGGAAGCACGAATCGTAGATCCGAAGTGCCTCCTCAACGTCCTCCTCCGTGAAGTAGTATAAAATCATAGCACGGAGGATTTTGTTAGACAGCTTGCAGTGCTTCTCGTCAGCGGCAGTATAGTCGACGCTTCGGAGGCCACCGCCTTCATAAACGGTCTGGTGCTCCACACTCATCTCGAAAGTCCGCCTCATCATTTTGGCGATCTTCCGAGGCTGGAGCCCAGGGTGGTAATGCGCAAGCTTGGAAATGACCGGTTCGAAACTCTTGGCCAGGACGCCAGACAACTCCGATATGTCGTAATCGGGATTCTGAACGCCTCTTGGGCAGGCTGCAGTCTTGTGTGCTGCCTCTATCTTGTTTTCGACGCGGCCAGGCTCAGGAGGGGATGGACCGATGCCATGTGCCTCCTTCCTTGCCACCTGCGCTGCGCGGGTCCTACTCTCGGCGACCTTGGCTCTGTCGATCAATTGTAGGGACCCCTTCTTGATGCCTGACTCTCGGGCAGTGCCTTCGACGTAGTGCTTCACGCACAAAGCCGCAATGTTCTCCCAATCTGATGTGGGTACGGTGTCGTTGACAAGACCAACCATCTTCTCACGCTTGTAGGCTTCCATCGCATCCGGTGTCTTGGCTAGCACGCACGGCATATTGCGCGTGATCTTGGGTGCAGCCATGACAGCCTTTGCGGTATCAGCCTCAACAGGCGGTTCGGTCGGTACAGCATCAGGCGTGCGTGTGTCATAGTATATCACGCACGGTAAGTCGCCCCACCAGGCGACAGTTCGCAACAGCTCACAATATGCTGCTGAACCAGGCACGTTTGCAGGCCTATCTTTCTCGGCATGCAGTTCGAGGCGTTTGATGGCCTCGTGCGTGGTCAAGCCACGTCCATTGCACGAATGCTGGTACTTGATCCAGTGGTACGTGTCCATAGACATGGTTGCGGATGAGTCAGGCCCCGGTGAGTTCGCGTACTTCACTGAGACCGTGGGATGAGTTGGCGTACCTGCAGTCATCACGAGGATGTCCTGAGTGAAAGGCCGTGTCGGGTCACGTGGAACCAGCATAACGTTCTTTGCTGGTTTGGGAGTGCCAATACCGCTGGACTCAAGAGTATGGTCCTTTGTCCACAGCGTCAAAAGATTGGCGACAGCATATGGAATGTTTACGGTTTGAATGGCACAAAAGAACACCGTCTGTTTGAGCAGTTCCGGATGGGGGTAACGGTACACCTTGTAGACCGTAAAGGCACTACCATCCAGATTCTCGATGTAGACAATGTCATTGCACGTGAAATCCCAAGCAATTTGACCCTTCCAGGTGCCAACAACCGCGTCCAAACCGATAATCTCAGTGAAAGTCGACTGAGAATCGGCGTAGTAGACGCTCTCGTCGGTCTTGCCGGCGAGGCCCGGGTAGTAGCAAGTCCAGGCAATGATATCCTCCCCCGAATACTCTCTGAGGGATTCCGAATACGATAGACAGTCAATCAGCGTCACGACACGTTTGGAAGTGTTCTTCGTGCCATCGGCGTTCGTGCCGTCGTTGAACGGCCCGAAGAAACCAAACCGTAGCCCCTCGGGTCGGGGAACGGGTGCGTTAGCCAAGTCCTTCAACTGGTGAAGGGGCCTGTCTCCGTAGGCCTTGCTGTCACATGATCTGGCTGAAATGAACGGATCATACTGCTCGTACTTGAGACCATCGGCCAACTGTCGAAGCTTGGTCACATGATGGTAACGGGCAGAAGCCAGTCGTGGGTGGGTATTCGACGTAGTCCGAGTTGGCAAGCTCTTGGCTATCTCGGCGTCAGTCGGCGGCTTGTACGTCTGAGCCGCGCGTTCAAAGCGTGTCTTTGCATCAACCCTAACATCACCATCTTTGACGAGCTGGGGCGGCAATTTCATCTGACTCTGAACACACCCATTGTGATACAAGGTGCGTGATCGGATCAATTGGTCCGCGAGAGCGGAACGAACGG